AAGGAACGTCTACTTCAATACAGAACTGGGCAAACAACACAGCCGGTGCATTAGACAACGGTGAAGATGGCCTAGTAAGTGCAAGTGATTTCTTGGGTGTGTTTTATCCATCTGGTTTGACCACAGACAACACAGGTAAATCAATTGTTGTTCCACCATCACACATGATGATGAGAACACTGGCCAACAACGACAACATCGCATTCCCATGGTTCGCACCATCAGGAACTAGAAGAGGTGTAGTTGACAACGCTACATCGGTTGGTTACATTGACACAGCGTCTGGAGAATTCGAAACAATATCTGTTACGGAGTCAGTGAGAGATTCAATGCACGAGGTAAAAGTTAACCCAATTACTTTCTTCTCAGGTGCAGGAATTGTGAACTTTGGTAACTTGACTAAAACTAGTGCAAGTTCGGCCCTAGACAGAATTAACGTTTCAAGGCTAACGGTGTTTCTAAGATCACAACTTGATGCTATTGCTAAACCTTTCATATTTGAACCAAATGATGAGTTAACAAGGAATGAAATCAAACAAGCAATTGAGTCATTCTTGTTAGAACTTGTTGGTCAAAGAGCGTTATTTGACTTCCTAGTAGTTTGTGATGACACAAACAACACACCTACAAGGATCGACAGAAACGAACTTTACGTGGATATAGCAATTGAGCCAATTAAATCAGTTGAGTTCATTTACATTCCATTAAGAATCAAAAACACAGGAGAAATCGCAAAATTGGGGAACTAATTTTGAATAAATAGGAGAAACAGATGGCAATATCAACTTTATCAAAATTCACAGTACCACTAGCGAACGATCAGAGTTCTGCATCACAAGGCTTATTGATGCCAAAACTACAGTATCGTTTTAGAGCGATCCTGGAGAATTTTGGAGTATCAACACCGAGATCAGAACTTACAAAACAAGTTATTGATATCACAAGACCAAGTTTAACTTTTGACAACGTTACACTAGACGTGTACAACTCTAAAGTATACGTTGCAGGCAAACACACTTGGGAAGCAATCACAATCAATCTAAGAGATGACGTTAACAACTCTGTTACTAAATTGGTTGGCGAGCAGATCCAGAAACAGTTTGACTTCTTTGAACAGAGTTCAGCGGCATCTGGTATTGACTACAAATTCACTGCAAGGATTGAAATGCTTGATGGTGGTAACGGATCAAGTGCACCAAACATTTTAGAAACATGGGAACTTTACGGTGCATACGTTGAGAACGTCAACTACAACACGTTGGCATACGCAACTTCAGATCCGGCAACTATCACTATGCAGATCAGATACGACAACGCGATACAAACTCCAACAGGTACAGGAATTGGTACAGCGGTGGCTAGAACTATCGGTACTTTGAGTACTGGTGGTGGACAGTAATCTACAAGATTAAGTTAGCAATTATAAACATCAAAAGCGCCTTTATATGGCGCTTTTTTTGTGACTATAAATAACACTATGCCAAGCATTAACAACTTCTTACAAGGATTCCAAGACGGCCTTCCAGGAATGAAGGACTACCAGCACGCCTCGAGATTGTTCATAGACGACACATTCAAGTTGATGCCGAAGCAGAAATTCCTGTTCCATGTTGTTTTCAACACCGATGAATCTTTGTTTTTCAATGGATTCAATTCAAGTGAAAAATACCAATTGAACATGCTAGTAAAAACATGTGAGCTTCCAAAATACAACATGAGCTATGAAGAAAAAACACAATACAATAAAAAAATGTATGCGGCCACAAGGATAGCCTATGAACCTGTGAATATCACCTTCCATGATGACCATGCCGACACTGTGAATGCGTTTTGGAAAAAATACTATGAATATCAGATAGCAGACTCTGTACAGATGAACACTGATCTTAGTGTTGCTCCCACCAAAGACGATTACTACGATGGCATAGAAAAAAAGAAGACCACTAAATTTGGTATGGATACACCTAAAAAAACTAAGAAACCATATTTGAAAGGCGTCGAGATATTTGTTTTACACAAACAAAGATTCACGTCGATGACATTAATAAATCCAGTGATAGGGTCTTTCTCGCATGACAATTTAGACTATGCCGACGGGGCAGGAGTGTTAGGTAATTCAATGCAGATATTATACGAGGCTGTCGTGTATAAATCAGGACTGATTAAAAGACCGAATCAGCCACCAGGTTTTGCAACAATAAACTATGATCATTCACCTAGTCCTTTGACTGTGTTGGGTGGAGGCACAAACAGTATTTTTGGTCCAGGTGGTATTGTAGACGGTGTTGGTTCTGTGATAAGGAACATCAACGAGAAAAACATCCTAGGGGCCATACTGGCGGCAAGTAATACATATAACAATGCCAAAAAAATTAAAAAACGTGACGTCAAAGAAGAACTAAAGGGTATTGCCAAGAAAGGTGTGCTTGAAGTTGGCAAACAAGCAGGTACAATCACAAACCCTGTTGCACAGTTCAGTGTTGGTGCGGCCGCTTTAGCAGGCGGGGTAGCATTGGCAAACGCAACAAGAATTACTAATTCGTCGGTTGATACTGTGAACTTTTTAGGACCGAATGAATCATTTAATCTAGTGTCTAGCGATCCTAACATACGAGAAGAAATTGCCGCTGGAATCTATCACAAAGACATCGGTTCGCGTAAAGGATTGACTGTGGCTGAATCAAACATAGAATTTGAGGCATCGTCTGATGCTGTCAAGAACGTATACACCAATAAAGTCATTACTGACATAAGAAAATTAGTAACCGAAGGATATATAAAGATATCACGACAATCACTAGACGTTGAAGTAGCGACAGAGAAAGCAAACATATAATGGCTGAATTTTATACAAACCTCCCACCAAAAGATCCAAATACTTTTGACCAAACTGTGGAAAAATTAACTACCACAGACTACCAGACGCAATATCAATTCAACGCCGGCGAGTACGATAGCACAATAGCATTTTTTGTAAAACGTGGCTTTACAAGGCAATCGGCCGAGGCTACAGCATATGCAATTTTGTCACAGGCAAAAATAGACGACATTAAACCGCAACAGATTTTAGATCAATTGTCATACGCGACTCCTGCCTTACTATCGGAATTAATCACAATAATATTAAACGCCAACAGATATAAGTCCAGTAGGTTAGGTGTTAGAAAAACACTTTCATCGAAAGATACAATATCTAGAAATATCATAGACTAATGATCCCTCGATTTGCGAGAGGCAAATTCTCTCCCAAGAACCAACAGAAGTACGTGGGCACGAAGACACCAACCTACAGATCAAGTTGGGAACACGCATTCATGAGATTGTGTGATGAACATCCTAACGTGTACCAGTGGGCTTCTGAATCAATTAAGATCCCTTACCGACATCCTTTCACTGGCAAGTATACGGTTTATGTTCCAGACTTCTTCATAGTTTACCAAGACAAGGAAGGAAGAAAACATGCAGAGATGGTAGAAGTCAAACCCATGAGTCAGACCACAATGGAATCTGCCGGCAAAAGTCAGGCCAAGAAAAAAGGTTGTGATAAACATGGCCAAGTGGGAGGCCGCAAGTGCGTATGCCAAGCAGAGAAAGATAAGGTTCAGGGTAGTATCAGAAGAGCAGTTGTTCCACAACGGCAAACGTAAGTAAATAGAAACATGACAAAGAAATTGGAAGACATATTAAATTTACCAAATGTCAAAGAGGCATTCAAAGAAGTAGATAAAAAAGAAAAAGACAGAAAAGTTAACGGAAATCCGTCTACAAAAAATCTAGATCCACAAACGCAAAAGAATTTACAGAAAAGTTATGCTGAATTTGACAAGGTGGCGGCCGCGTTACCACAGGTAAAAGGCTTGGGAGAACTGTCTGACCTAGAATTAGATAAACTGGCAGTAGAAGCAGAAGAAAGTTATAAGAATTTGATGGATTTGGGCATGAACGTTGACTCCAGATATTCAGGACGTATATTTGAAGTTGCTGGTAATTTCCTACGAAATGCCATAGACGCTAAAAGCGGCAAAATTGACAAGAAACTGAAAATGATAGAATTACAACTTAAAAAGCAGAAGTTAGATCAGGGCAACAAGGACGGTCCTGCAATAGAGGAAAGCGACGGATATGTCATATCTGACCGTAACGAATTAATGAAGAAACTGTTGAAAAAAGACTAAATATTGCATATGAGCACGTTTAAAGACTTCCTTACAGAATCAACAAAGTCATATGACTATAAAATAAAGATCGCTGGTGAGCCTAAAGACATTGACAAGAATGCTTTGGAAACAGCACTACAAAAATTTGATCTTGCTAGTATGTCGGCAGGCAAAAGCACACCAATTATGACCTTGCCTTTGGACTTCCCAAGATTAAGCAACGAATCTGTAACTATCTTTGACGTGACTACAAACTATCCTGAGTCAACAAGAGTGATGCATGAGTATCTTTCAGACATTTTGAGGATTCCGGCGACCCACATTGTGGTTAGAAAACCAGGTGAGCCAACAGAAGAATACCAAAATGACATGGAAGTGGCCAAGAAGTCTGAATACGCAAACAAACTACATGACATCGAGTACAAAGATGCTCCTAAGGTTAATGCTGAGGACTATCATAGTACAAAGGCAAACATGGGACTTTTAAAAGAATTACTTAAG